AGCCATCCGAGCAAGAAATTAACAATCAGCCACCGGACGAAGAGGTAGTTGTATAGCGATGGCCCACCGGCTATCCTGTCGACTACCGGAGATCCGGAACAACCCAAAGAGGTAAAATGGGAACAGAAGAGAACAAGCCAGAATCTAAGGAGACCACCCCTTCGACAGGAACATCACCTGCCCCGGATACCGAGACCAAGAACTTTTCTCAGGACGATGTAAGCCGCATCGCAGCCAAAGAGAAGGGCGAAGGTCGCAATGCCGGACGTAAGGAGATCCTCGACGAGTTGGGAGTTACAGACCTCGAAGATATCAAGGCAATCATCAAGGCGAAGGAAGAGGCCGAGCAGGCTGCAATGTCTGAAGCTCAAAAGGCACAGGCAGCAGCCGAGAAGGCACGAGGAGAGGCAGAAGCCCAAAAGGCTGAAGCTACGAAAATTCGCTTTGAGGCCAAGGTTGAACGGGAGCTGATCAGGGAAGGCGTTGACGCAGGAAAGGTCGATAGGGTTACTAAGATGCTGACTATCGATGTTAATGCTGATGACGATCTGATCAAGTCCTCCATCGAGGAGCTCAAGAAAGATTTTCCGAACTTGTTCGAATCTAATGGTACTCAAGGCCCAGTAGATACCAATACGGGTGGGAAACCACCATCACAACAGGGTGGAAATAAGGCGAAGGATGCTGCAAAAGATCGGCTTGCCAGTCGCCACCCCCAGCGTCAAACTTCCTAATCCGGATCAATAGAGGAGAATTGCCTAATGGGCACTGACATCTCTGTGCAGACGGAGGATACCTTCCTAGGTGAAGATCGGACTTGGACGGCAACCCGCAAGGGTTACGATACCAACAAGACCGTCACCCTGGATGTGTCTACCTTCGTAGCTGCACACATCGCAGATAAGGGCGGGTTCCCTAGTGGCACCGTTCTTGGCAAGATCACCGCTTCTGGAAAGTACGGACCGTACGATCCAGCAGAGGTTGATGGCCGAGAGGTTGCAACAGGGTTCCTGTTCACAACGTCCAAGGTTGGTGAGATGGGTAGCGATACCGATCTTACCACCGCCGCTGATATTGTGGTTCCGATGATGCGTGAAGCAGTCATCGTCGAGGCAAACCTGCCTGTCTTCTCGGGGACAGCAGCGGGCGAACTCGACGCTGGTGCTCGCACGGATCTCGCCGGCCGCTTCATCTTCGAGTGATCAGGGAGATCTGAGTCATGTCTAATCGCATTGTTTATGATCTCGTCGATCCTGCCGAGCTCGTCAACTACGTCCGCCAGTTTGACCAGGAAGTTCTGCGCCCTGAGGCTCAGCTCTCTCTGGATCAGTGGTTGCCGAACGTGACGACTGAGGACCTCGACTTCCGTATTCGTAAGGGTGCTCTGAACGACGTCGACGTCGCAGAGTACCGTGCATGGGATACCCCTGCCGTGATGACGGGCCGTCCAGGCACCACCCGAATTAAGGGTGAGCTTGGCCCAGTGTCTCGACAGATTCCTTTGTCGGAAGAGGAGTTCCTTCGCCAGCGTTCTCTCGACCGTGGCAGCAACGATCCAATCGTGAATGCCATTTTCGACGATGCTGAGCGCATGGTTCGTTCCGTCCAGGCTCGTATTGAGCTTGCTCGTGGCGATCTCATCGACGATGGCAAGGTGACGATCAACGAAGGTGGGTTCAATCTGGAAGCAGATTGGGGTCGTGATCCTTCTATGTCGCCTACCGTTGGTACTCTGTGGTCGAATCCGGCTGCAGATATCATCCAGGACCTTCTTGGCTATGCCGAGACGTACTACGACCAGAATGGCACTTATCCTGGTGCTCTTCGTGTCACACGCCAGATTCTTGGCTACATGGCTTTGAACACCGAAGTTCGGGAATATGCCGCAGCAAACGGCAGCACCCCGAGCCGAGTCCCGTTCGCAGCCATCAATGAGATCTTCGCATCTCAGGGTCTGCCGGAGTTCTTCGTGTACGACACGAGCGTTCGGGTCGGTGGAGTTAAGACTTCGGTCTTGGATTCAGATAAGGTGTACTACATGCCTCCCGCTGGAGAGCCTGTTGGTAACACCTTCTACGGTCCTACCGCCGAGGCTCTGAAGCTTCGTGAGAAGGGTCTGATCGAGCGTGATGCCGTTCCTGGCATCGTGGCTGTTGTTACCGAAAGCGAGCATCCTGTGCAGACTTTCACCGTGGCAACCGCTATTGCTCTTCCAGTGCTTCCTAACCCAGACCTGATCATGGACATTTCCGTCCTCTGATCAAGCCAATCATGATGAGGGGAGGGTTGACTTCGGTTGACCCTCCCATCATCGTATAAGGAGACGAAATGTCAAAGGTTCTTGTAAAGCATGTTACCCTCCGTATTAAGAATGAAGAGGGAAATGTTAAGAATGTAACATACGCTCCAGGATCTGTTCCTCCCCCTGAACATGCAGAGATGATTACTAATCCAAAGGCTTGGGGAGAATCTATCTACTTAGAGCCTATTGTTCATGAGCCTGAGATTGAATCAGAAATGAAAGGCGCCACTCAGCCTGACTATCGGCAGCCCAATGAAGGCTCGGAGGAAGAGTACTTCGATACTAAGGGCAATCTTAAGAAGATGACCGTGCCTCAGCTTGTTGAGCTTGCTAGGGTCAGGGGTGTTAGCCTGGACGGTACGAGCAATCGCAAGGGCAATATCATCGATAGGATTCTTGGAGAAGACTGATGCCACTTGATACTGATCAGACTAGAATTGTTAGGTCTTGGGTCGGAGAGGCTGCAGACCAAACCTCTCTTGACGATCGGTATGATGCGCTGCTTGATATCGATCTCGTTATTGAGGAAGAGATCAACTATCAGATCTCGGCCCTTCTAGAACAACCAGAAGAGGTCCGTGGCCCCGACGGGATTTCTTACAGTAATAGAGATCGAATCAAGTATTTGATGCGTCGCCTTGACGAATTCAAAAAGCAGGGCGGGACTATAGGACTTGGATCAACTGCCGTCGGTGGCATTAGCACGAAGCTGGCTCGCCCTGATTACCGATGAGCCCAAGCGGAGAGACGCTCTCTAAAGAAGTACGTGATCAGTTCGCCCTAGTCGGTGAAGCGATTGACGAAACTCAACTTAGGATCGTTCAGAACCTCCCCTACTATCAGGGTCCGGCAGAAAGAATTAAGATCCTTCAGGATACTGTTCGTAGGGCTACTGCCTCTGGAGAACAGATCACGGACAGATATTTCAAACAGGATATCAAGAATGTATATCTTGAGGGATTGAAGTTTGGATCCTCGGGCAAAGAATCTGCACTTTCCAAAGAAGATCTAGATGCCTTGAACAAGATCCAGAGGGAAGCACAGCGAGAGCTTAGTCTGGCATATCAAAACTCTAGGAAAGATACTCGCCGTGTTATGTCCGAGCTTCGCCGTATCGATAAGAAGGATGCGAGCAGGTTCACTCTTGAACAAGGTGTCAAGGGAAAGACGTGGTCTGACGGTAGGCAGTATCGTCTTGAGACATACGGAGATATGGTTATTCGTTCTAGGTCTGCTCAGGCTTACAACTTAGGAACCATTAACGGTGGCGTAAGATCCGGTGTAAAGGCTTTCGAAATTGAGGACGGTCCCCAGTGTGGCCTGACAAGTCACGACGATCCCAAGACAGCCAATGGCCTGATACTTAATGCAGACGATTGCAAGAAGTATCTCATGGCCCATCCCTTCTGCCGTAGGGTCTTCATTCCAAGACCAGATATCAAGCGGAAGCCAATTGCCAAGGGCGCTAAAGAGAAGGGAGCAAAGGCCGGTACGGCTGTAGCAGCGGCTCTACTAACCACTTCCCCAGCGTTAGCGGCAGCAAGGAACAAGGCGTTTCGACTGGCGATCGAGAATGCTATCAATGGATCGGCCCTATTCCTGAGATTCCAACAGAACATCCAAGTTTGGATTTTCAAGTTCAATCTTCAAAAGATTCAAACGGCAGAAGAGTTTATTGGAGAGACCCTGAAGGTTACATTTCA